GGATTAGCAGCGGCTTTATCGGCCATTCTACCGCCAAGCTCGATGATATCGTTCTCTTTGATAGCACGATGCCCATAAGCGCCCGGAAACCAAATTTCGCCATTCAGGTCTTTTTCGCCCGCCTGTATTTCCTTGTACGAGATATAGCTGATTAACACACCATCCTCGTTTTTCATCGCCTTCCTCTCACCAACGGTCTTTTTTTGCGGGCATCGCAATACTTTGAACTTTCTTAGTTGATTCACGGTATACATGCGTTCCTCTGAAAAAGCCCCCTTGCGGGGGCTATTGTTACGAATTAACGTAGTAAACAACTACCGTCAGTTGACCCGTATGACCCGCATTAGAAGCGGTATTGGCTTCAACCTGAATAGTGGTTTCCAACGCGAACGTCTTTGGACCGGCACTACGCAGTACACCACCAAACGGGAAGTAGTTGCCCGCCTCTGGCTTGGTTGTACTGGCATCGCCTGTCCAGGTACCGAGATTGCCAAACCCATCCGGGTCAGCAGCATCGGAACCGTTCGCGGCCCAGCCAACATCCATGTCAAGCGCCTCAGTGCCAGTGTCGATGTCATCGGCATAAACGCAGCCGCCTACGACAATAGCGCCAGCAGGTACTTTGCACATCTCAAAGATGTCACCATCTTCAACAACTGCAGCTATGGCATAAGTGCCATAAGCCACACACAAAAGTCCCGACTGGTGAGACTGAAAGACCGGAAAATCAGACGCCGCACGTGTGCTGGTTAAAGTTTCAGCAACCATTTTTCACCTCCAAGGTTAGAGGGGTCGAAACCCCTCGCCCCTAGTTGTTATGCGTCACCTACCGCAGCGGTCCATACGGTCAGCACACCGTGATCCTTAAGATCATCGGTATCGGCAGACCCAGAACCAAACCGGAGTTTGTCAATGCCGCGAACTTCACGTACAGCCACACCGTGCTTATCACCGTAGTCAAAGACTTCTTCAACGGTGTTAGAGCGCATGGCATAGCCAACGCCTACGGCTTGAGCGCCGCAGAAGAAGCCAGGTGCGATATCGATGGACGATGCACCCTCTGCATACACAGGGATTTCTTCGATTTCACGGATAATAATACCGTCATAAAGAAGATCACCACCGGTAAACAGCGGATTGGTAACGCCACGTGCGCGTGCTTCGCGATCTGCCGCAAGGATCGTTGTATCCGCACGAAGATCGCGGAATACCAACGAATTGCACAAGAACACGTACCATTCCTCATCGCCGGCTTCGCGTACACGAATTGGGCGAATCTTTGGTGATGCCGCTTTAGCGCGCCGTTTTGCGAGACTCAGCAGAGAAGCTGAAATTTTATCAGCCGTGTTATCAATGGTTGCCGTTGAGTCGGAAAAGTCATAAGCGACCGTTCCACCCGTTGCGTCGGTATTACCCAGTGCTGCACCGAAAATCACACGGTCGTTGTTGTCATCCAACCATGCATCCTTCTGTGCTTCTGAGGCAGAACCGTAAACAACACCATTAATGTCACCAAGAACAGCAACAATCTCATCGCGCATGTATTCCATCGACCAATCCAACAATGTTGGACGTGCTGCATTACGCAGCGAGATCGCTGAAAACTGCTCGTCAAGCATCGGCACCCGAACCGCGTTGCGGACCTGGTCAACCGTGAGCTTATGAGAGCGGCTTTCCATTGCCTCTTCATTACCTTCCAGGGTATTGGAGCCAGTGACTCCAGAACCAACAAGGCGGTTTACAAGGGCAAACGTAACGCTGTCGCCCTTCTTTTTAGTCAGGTCTTCTTTGACCTGGATGATGGAGTTTTCCGAAGTTCCCATGTATTTGGCAAACTTGTTCCACCCCAGATATTCGCGAAAGTACTTATCGTCCCACTGTTGGACTGTTAAGCCTGTCGCTACGCTGGTATCAGCCATGATTTAACCTCTGTTATGTTTGAGTATATTGTCCAGCGATGTCGAACCCCCTTCGACTGTTTCTCTGGGGGCTGATGCGCTGGTCTCATCGGTAAGAGGCTTGGGTACGGCTGCCAGATTCTGCTTTTTGGAATCGTCCTTTTCAGACTGCTTGGCAACGTATTCTTCCACGGCTTCACGTTTAGCACGCTCTATCGCGGTTTCAATATTGCCTCCGGATTGTTCGAGCAATAGATACTCTTTACCGGCCTTGTAGATGTATTCTCCGGGGAGTTCCGACTGTACGGCCATTTCAGCCAGTGCCGGGTTTTCCTCGGCGGCCTTGATGAAAGCCTCTTTAGCGGCGTCAAAGTCTTCGTGATACATTTTTGACATGTTCATCGACAATGACAGGTAGCCACTTTGGTATTGTTGTTCCAAAGCGCCCACCCGCGTATTCAGCTTTTCATCAATGTAGCCTTCCGGGTCGGCCCAAACGTCTTTCTGTTCGGACTTCTCGGTTTTTAGATCTTCAAGTTCAGTCTGTAGTTGTTTCCGTTTATCGCGTTCATCCAGCAACGCCGTTAGAGGAACTTCTTTTGCAGATGGCGGCTCTGCTGTTACGCCCTTGGGTTCTTCGTCCTTTTCTTCGACGATTTCTTCGTCTTCTGTGGATTCGTCTTCGACAGCCTCTTCAACAGGCTCCTTTTCAGATTCATCCACGACCTCTTCTTGAGGTTCATCACCCGATAGTACTTCCTCTAACGTTCCCATACTCTTACCTTTCCCATAACGCAGGGATTACGAATCGACCGTACAGCGTCGTCCTGATCGCCCGAGATAGCGGCGGCCTATCCTGCCTTTTCCTTGCCGAGAGCGACGTTAACCGCCTCGACTTCGTTCAAATTCGCCTGAGTTTCTAACTCATCGGCTTTTGCCAGTTCCACTTCGGTTTCAGCTTTTGTCTTAATGACGTCAGCTTCGGCCTGCATGGTTTCCAGCACTTTAAGCCTTTTTTCCAGCTCGGTAAACATTTGCTGTATTTGAGCCTGTGCTTTGGCCTCCGGAGTCTCACCCTTCATAATCTGCAGAATCTGGCGTTTATTCCTTAAAGCAGAGGCTTCAATAATGACCTCTTCGGGGATATTCAGCCCTGCTTTTGCCAAGTCGGCGAGTTTGTCGAACTGTTCCTGCTGGATGGTAGCCATATCGGGGGCTTGTTCGAGGATGATATCGATATCCATACGCCCGATTTCGTTCTGCATCACCTGTTGTCCGTTGTTGTCCAGTAGTGGTGCTTGTGGAAACGGCGGAGGTGGAGGATTTAACCCTTCAGCCTCGGCTTTGTCAAAGGCGTCCTGTTGGGTCATGGGTTTGTTCAAAGGTACAAACACCATGTTTCTTTCATCGTCCCGTACCCGAATCCATTTTTCTTCGGTCCAGAACTGTCGAACACGGCTCCAGATCTTCCGATAGGTTCTTAGCTGCCAGTCCCTCAGACCGTCGTAGAGAGGGGCTATGACAAGTTCACCGGCCTGTTGGTCTATTTGCTTGGCTCGTCCTGAAATCCGCCCTGAGAGTCCCTGTATAGCTTCATTAGGTCCGGTGTCAGAGAGCATCTTATCGGTATAGAGAAGAAGATCTCTTTGTACCTGCATTTCAACGTCATTGGTTAAAATATCGACAGTCTTGCCGGGGTTTTTAGTAATCCAACCGTCCGGTTTGTGAATCTCCTCTCTGGCTTGAGCAATATTATCCACAGCCCCGGCATCGGCAACGATAGTTCTCGAAGAACCCAGGTGTAAGAGTTTACTGCGACGTTTGTTGTGCTCGTCCTGCAAGTCTTTATAGCGTCTTATCACTCCGTAACGGTGTCCTTCCCTGTCGACATAGGCTGAACGAGCGGTATAAGGATGTTCGGGATCAAATTCACCCTGATAGGCGCTTTTTTCCTCTTCGATCAAAGCATGACGACTGTATAAGGCGCGCATCCAGGTATTCTTTTCCAGGTGGTAGATTTCTACGATGCGAACCCGTTTGCGGTTGTGATCGACCCATTTTGCTAACGGTTTGTCAGCGTAGGTCTCTCCGTATTGAGAAGAGGCTTCGAACATGGAGTTGTCAAAGTCTTCTGTATGGGCGGGATACTTACTTTTGGCATCGTCGATGTCGAGCCAGATGGCTTCTCCTAAAAACTTGGCGTCAGAGAAGTCCTTCTTTCGTGAATGAGGATCGTAGAAAAAGCGATCCCACATAATGTGTTTGACCTCGATTTCCTCAGTCTCGGTATTGAAAGTGACTGAAGAAACGCCGGTACCTTCGACGAAAAGATTGTTCCCAACCTCGCTTTTTACTTGATCGAGATTGTTGTTATCGGCCACAAAGCGAATCGAGTCTGTTGCCGCTTGGGCGGTTTTTTCGTCAGCAGGCGTTCTTGGAAAGGCTTTGGGATCGGTTCGTGTAGCAACCTCTCTTCCCAAGAGAGTATCGACCTTATCCTTGACCTTGTTATCAACGACCGGAGGTTGGTTTCGGTCTTCGAGCTTTGCGATTTCTGTCTGAGTTAACTGTTTGCCGTCGTAGTAATCCCTGTGCAGTTCGGATTCATCACGGGATACGATGGTGTTTTGTTCGGCTTCATTGAAGTACGCCACGACTTTTTCAAGGGTCATGCCGTTCTCCAGGTATCGGTTTTTCTGTCCATACGTTCAAATGCCTTATCCCAACGATCCCGTTTATCAACCTTTCTCATTTCCCGTGTCGGGACCGTAGAAAGCTGTAAGTAACGTCCCATAAGTCCACACACATCGACCACATCATCGTATCTCCCGGCTGGAAATTCCAGCAACTGGGTTAGAATCCTTCGACCCACATCGTTCTCCGGTAAGTAAACTTTTCCTACCGAAGCCCTGGCCTGAAAGGCTCTTGCATTGGCCGTTTTATCACCAATGTGAGACAGCCACTCTTTAGAGATGTAAGTCCTTCTCTCGTCCATACGCTTGTCGAGGTAAGGTTCTATGGCGTTCCTTATAACGCCCTTCTCAGAGATAAAGATCTGTGGTTTGAAATACTCCACAAAATCCAGAAGACGATCTATCCAGATATCAGCGGTTTCTTTTCCAGACCACCAGCCCACATCCGGAGCGATATAGAGATCATCTTTCTCATCGACGGCAAAGACACCGATTTCGGTAAAGTCTCCCCTATCTTGAGAGACGGCAAAGTCACCCGCCATATACGGGGTGAACTTTTTAGGCTGAGTTTCCGGAGAGTACCATTTGAACCACTCTCTCTTGAAATAGGTGCCCTCTTCAGGGGCGGGTGTTTGTTGATACAAAGCGCCCCAATTTCGAGTGCCTTCCATCTGCTGGGCCATCTTGGTGGCTTTCCACCAGTCCTTTGAATAGAAGTCGGTCCATAAGAACTCACCTTCTTTCCTACCGATAGGATCGTTTTCTTTAGCCTCGGCAGGAATACACACGACCCTCCAGACCTTTCCATCACGACAAAGAATGTCTCCCGATTCTCCTAACCAGTCGTCCGGTAAAAGTCTCCCGGCAGGATCGTTCTGACTCCAGCGGGTCATAATGAGGATTATTTTCCCGTCCGGTAAAAGACGTGTCATCAGGTCGGCAAACAACCATTCCCAGGTCTTGCCCATAATGCGAGCAGAATCCGCCTCTTCACGAGATTTAACAATGTCATCAAGAATGGCAAGATTCGCCCTTCGACCTACAACGGCTGCTCCGACTCCCGTTCCGTAGTAACCACCGTACTTATCCTTGAGATTCCACTGACCCTTTGCTTTTGTATCTGGAGATAACTCCATGCCCGGAAACAAAGAAGCATGACGACTGTTGTAAGTTATTAAATTCCTAACCTTGCCACCAAACTGAGTTGCCAGATCAGAGTCGTTCGACGCTGAAATAATCCGCTTATCCGGCCATTTGCCCATATAGTAAGACGGAGCAATAACAGAACCGTAAGTACTCTTTGCACTGCCTGGAGGCATAAAGACCATCAAACGATCTATGACCCCCTCAAAGACATCGTTAATATCATCCAGAAGATGATCGTGATGAGAAGCAGGAAGATTCCCCTCATAGTTCAAATAATGGGCATACTCCCGTACATGAGATCTTGCTTTTCTCCGGGAAAGAACCTCTGACGCCGCCTCTTCAGGCGTTACTTTACTCAGAACGCTTCTTCCGCATATATCGCCTCATGTACGTGTTGTACTTCTCGCGGTTCTTCTGACGCCAACGGCGGTTTCTAGCGATCTGGCCAGTATTTGCTTCTTGTCGTGGTTTGGCCACATCAGATTCATGTACCTCTTGTCCGTCCACCTCAACTGAATCACTGCATGCCAACGAAAGTTCTTGCCTATCGCTATCCAAGACCCCCTTCGGCCCTCCCTGAGATGAGGGTTTACCCTCTGACTGTACTTCCTCCGAAATCTCACAAGATTCCCTCGACCAGTGCCTGTGACCACACAACCGACATTTAGGCTTCTCCATAAGCGTAACTTAACAGTTAGAGTACGTAATCTAACATATATCAGACCGTAACTTAACAACAAGAACTAAGTCGCAATGGGCCTTGTGGGTACCATCTTTACTTCTTCCCTCATCACCGCGGGTCAAGGGGGTACGGGGGGTCTGTTTCTGTGTGTCTACAGTACAGTCCTTGTCTACCCCTGACATAGCCCTTACCTGGCGTAGAACGTGGCTTGTAGCGCCTCTCAGGGCTTCTTACCGCCTGCTATGGCCACTAACTGAGCGTCACTCATAGTGTCTGCCCTGTTATCGTCAACCGTAGCCTGTAGCTCAGTAGCTGATAGGTCTGGAACAACCTTCTTCAGTAAAGCCTTGGCTGCGTCTATCTGTGAAGGGTCTAAACGCTTCTCCCCTTCCTTGTATTCACTAAGGGCATGTTTCTCAAGGACGTTCACGAGCTGACTACCTCGGATCTTTTCTCGGATCATGTCTTGGTGTCGTCTATTGAGTCTGGCAGCCATTACCGTTTCCTTGGTTTTCTGTCTTTCTTTCGTTTACAGGGCATGTCTTTACCTGATAGTTAGTTTATTCGGTTATTACGTATGTTATGGGGTTGTACTTTGTAACCATGGGTGTATATTGGGTGATGTTAGTTAAACATCTAAACCTTTGGAGCTACTATGCAAACAATCGAAACATACCGAGTCTGCGGACACTGGTGCGTCCGTGTTTATGGCGCCGCCCTTGTTGGTCACTTCACAACACGACAAGCCGCACAATCTCACGGCGAATGGTATCTGCGGACGCAGTACTAATCATCTAAACCCTTGGAGCTACCATGAACAATCGAGAAACCGTAAATAACATTAAGTTCGCCCATCGTACCGTCACTTTCGCCGAGTGCCACGAGCAATTCAGCGCCTTCCGCTTTGACTCCGACAATGACCGAGAAATGACCACATGCTTTGCAGCATCGCTCTTCTCAGATGGCGACGATGAGCTGTATTGCGAGCTCTATGACGCCCTCAACAGCTAACTAATCATCTAAACCACGGAGTATAGATAATGAGATATTACATCGAAACATACGCTGATTACGGACAAGTACTCGGCAATCTTGACGGACAAGCCGCATTAGGTGACGTTCGACAGCCTACGCGCTGTAAAGCGTGGAAAAACATCGTCTCCGATAAAATCCAATGCGCCAAAACGATTAAATACTGGTACTTGGTAAACGAGTACGGAAACCTGGTTGCATCACATAACAGGCCAGAATAAGCCCTTATAGCGTCTTTTCGAGGGCGCTATGTGGGAGTTATTCCCTACATCTAAAAGGATAAAGCCATGTTTAACAATCTAGGACTGCACCTGCAAAAGTACCCGACCGGTCGTTATGGTTATGTTGGTTCCCCACCGTATGCGCTCGGTATTGAAGCAAAACCAACCACCGATGACATACGCGCCGGTCGATTTACCACTAATACCGAAGGTAAAACCGTAACAATCAAGTTTCCAACATTCGACACGGTACAGGCTGCCATTGACCACGCCAAAAGACGCGGTTTTGATATCTGTCAGTCAACTACGTGTGCATGTCACGACCTGATAGTTAACGGCGAGTAACTACATCTAAAAAGGAGCTAATACGATGAACAGAAAACAACAACTTATCGAAACCCTTGATGCTTTTGTCAATCAGCGCCCCGGCCTTGATCCTCGCGATTATGCCGATGGCACGATGGAAGGTTGGCGCAATTATCGCCGTGAATCTGCATCAATCACGCGCGATATGCATGATTACTACGACGTTCGTAATGCAATCGCGTGGCGTGACTCAATCACTGCCGACGATATTATCAAGGCATCAGAGCACGCATTTAGCGGTCGATTGACTATCACCGAAGAAAAACGGCCAACAAACGACCAGAAACGTAACCCTTGGCGTTACCAGCAAAATGACATTAAAACCGTTTTTCGGCTCTCATACTGCGCCGGTCAGTATATGCCCACGGAATACCGAAAAGCAGCCTGTGCCGTACTTGCGTCTGCATGGTGGAGCGCTACACGCGAAGATTGCCCTATTGAATACAACGAAAACCAGTCCTTTGAAGACTCGCCAGGCGGATGGATGCGAGAGCAAGCAAAACACACATTCCGCCGCCGCGTTCAGCAAGGATATATGAACTAACTGTTAAAGAGCTAACAACCTGAATTTTATCACAAAAGGTGCCAAATGGATAAGAAAACAGTCAATCACATTGAAACCGTGGCCGAGTTTGAAACCCACAAGGAGGCGCAGCAAAAAACCGCTGAATACCGTCGCACTGATCCTGAAGCGACATACTACCTATCAAACAAGCCTTACCAGCTTTGCAGGCTGCCTCGTAAATCCATCAAGGACATGCGTCGTATGCACCACCTGACGCAGAGACAGTGCGCTCAAATGATCCATGTAAGCGTAGCGACCTGGAAAAACTACGAGAACGACCGTAGTCATATCTCACGCGGATTGTGGGAGTTGTTCCTACTCCGCATCGGTGAAAACAGTATCGAGGATACGGACCTTATCGGGATTGATTCGTCCGAATAACCGGGAACCACCCGCCGTCGTGATGCGGGCCTGTATTTTGTATTCGCCCGCTTTCACACTGGTGGTGTCCTCTGCTGGAACTGTCAATACAAAAGACACTGCAGTCACTCCACTAACACCTTCGCCCAGTGTCTTGACAATCTGGCTGGGCGTATCAATAAATATTTCGACCTCAGTTGCACTCGGTAAATCAGCATAACTGTGCCCAATCGTCACAGTATGGTCTGTTCCTTGCCCTATTCGAATTGGTTTCATATCGTCATCTGTGCTTCTGAAGTGTCTTCAACTGTCATAGTCGCCTCTGACGTATCCTCAACAATCATGGTCCCCGCCGTTAAAACTGAACTCGGCAATACCACCGAACCCGTCAATAACACGGTTGAATCGTCCAGAGTGGCCGAAATAATACCAACAATAGCGCCCGCACCAATAAATTGGCCCCTGATGCCTGCACTGGCACCGTCCAAAGTCGAACTGATATCACCGTCCGTGCTCCACGTGATAAAGGAACCTGAAAACTCACCGGTAACGCCATCCAAAGTAGCTGAAATCAGCCCCAATGAGCCACCAGGCGGCA